CCCCTTGCGGGGAACCTTGTACCGATCCACTGATGCTACTCTGAAAGGAGGAACTGCATGAACTCAGTGAGTCCTAAGCAGCCGGCCTTACATTTAAGAAGGTCGGTCAGGAATTCCGAATTTGGAACTCCAGTGGGAAAGATCGCATTATATATATGTGCGGTCTGCCCGGAGTTACGCCCTTTTAAGGGCGTCATCCTCCAGTACCTTGTACATCTTTCGATCTCGGTTTCATCCGAGGGCCTACAAGCGATTAAACGCTATAAGGCGTACAAGGCAATGTTTCTCGAAGTGGTAGCTTCAAATAGCTTACCCCGTCGGAAATACAAGCATGCGATGCCTATTTATAGGCTCGCCCTAATGTTTAGGGGAGATAGCTTTATATTAAGCTGTCTACATACTGTATTCAGGTCTTATGATCTGTATACACCGCCTCAATCCATTATGGACTCGGCGTTAGAAGAGTTCTCAAGGTCTTTCCTTGTAGACTCCCCAGATCTTCAACAACATAATTCTTATGTTGTTCTTCAAGACGGAGTTTTTAACTTCGATGATGAGGTTGTCGATTTAATCGATAACTCTGACTTTAAAGCCTTTGCTTCTAAAGTCAAATTCAACAGGTTTTATGAGCCTGAAGAAAAGGCAATAATGTTGTCGAAAAAGGGAACCTCCCGATTTCGAGAACAATCATCTTCCCGTAATGTTAAAGGATTCGCTCCTTCCATTGTGGGGTCAACCGCCGAATTGACGGCTAGCAATCTTGTTAGTCTGGACGGGGGTGACACCTATTATGATGTCATCACTCACCTAGGAAATCTCATAGGTGAGCGATCCATGCCCTCTATGCGTATGGATCAACAAGATCCCCCTGATGGGAATCTTGTCTCAAAACTACGTCGAAACGTAGTTTTGGGCGCTCCTGGTTATAAAACTAGGATTATCGCGATTGCTGACTACAATGTCAACTATGCGTTATCGCCTCTTCATAAATGGGCCTTTGACGTCCTGTCTATGATAGACTCTGATTACACTTTTGATCATTCAAAAGGTTTTCAGAAACTACAGGAATTCACTCGTGAATCCCCGTATGTGGCTTGCTTTGATTTATCAAACGCCACGGACGCACTTCCAGTCAAACTGGGTGAGTCTATCATTCGATTTGTCGCACCTAACGGTGCTAAGATTGCTCCACTTTGGACGCAACTTATGACCGCTTTACCATTTGATGGTAAGTGGTATAGGATAGGTCAGCCTATGGGCATGCTATCCTCCTGGGCTATCGGTTTGGCT